CATTATTGTCTAGTGCAGGGCGTAATAAATTAGGATAAGGTGATTCTATGAGCTTATTGGCTAGAGCTCCAACAGGAGCACGATTTAAAGACCTAGGCAATACAAAAGAAGTGAGTCAAAAGGTAGAGCATCTATTTGAGGCACAGCAATCACATGTAAAAGTATGGCGTGAAATTAAGAAATATCAGTTACCTTTCATCGGTAAACTGAATGACATAAATGGAAAAGCCATTGATTATGATACCAGTCATTTGTTAGATAGCTATGCATCACATTGCAATGATATTTTTGCTAGTGGAGTTATGAGTGGATTAACACCGCCAAGCAGACAATGGTTCAAACTTACGTTGGCCAATAGTGGATTACAGGCAAATCATGAAATGTCAGCCGTCTTAGATCAACGGCATGAGATTATGCAAGCTATTTTTGGGAAGAGTAACTTCTATATAGGTTGTTACCAAGCGTACCAAGAATTAGCCTATGGGCAAGCTGCTATGGGTATATTTAGAGATACTCGTACAGGTATTCGTGTAGAACAGTTCACCATTGGCACCTATGCCATGAGTGTAGGTGGTAATGGTATCGTAGATACATTTACAGTGAAGCGGGCTATGACCTTGATGCAGATTGCAGAGCAGTTTAGTGTGGAATCTATGCCACTTGGAATGCAAGACTTACTTCGTAATCACACATATAGTGCAGATACATACACTGTATATTGGTTAGTAGAACCTAATCGGGACTATGTAAACGGTAAAATCGGTAAACGGCATATGAAATATCGGAGCTACTATTGGCTAGAAGGAGAAGAAACCTTTTTAGAGGTTGGTGGATTCAATACCTTTCCTGTATGTGTAGCAAGATATCAAGTAGTAGGAAATGAAACCTATGCAGTTGGTGCTGGGTGGTATGCCAATGATGATGTAAAGATGCTACAAACTCTGATGAGTGATAGATTGCGAGCGGTAGAGTTAATGGTAAAACCGCCAATGCAAGTATCCTCTTCACTGGCGTATAATGTGAACCTGATTCCAGGGGGAATTACAACCACAGATAACCCTAATGATGTGGTAAAGCCCTTGTTTGATGTAAACATGCAATTGGGACCATTAGGTGAAATTGTCATGGAAACACGTGAGAATATTAAGCGATGTTATAATGCAGACCTATTCTTGATGTTAGAACAGCTAGATAGCGGTCAAATGACGGCACGAGAGGTCATGGAGCGAACACAGGAAAAGTTACAACAACTAGGTCCTGTAGTTGAAAGATTACAATACGAGTTTTTAAATAATGTAATTGAACGCACCTACGCTATTCTAGCAGATGCGAAAATATTCCCACCAATACCAGAAGAACTAAGGGAAACGTTATCAGATAAGGAAATTAAAGTAGACTTTACGTCTCCATTAGCACAAGCGCAAAAATTGGCAGGATTAACTACTATCGAACAAGCATTTGGTTTTGCCATGAACATGATGCAAGTATATCCAGAGGTGAAAGCAAAAATTAACCCAATAGGACTTGTTAATGAATACTTTAAGTATTTAGGTGCACCTGCGGCGATGTCTTTTAGCGATGAAGAGACACAAGCTAAGATAGAGGCAGAACAGCAAGCTATGATGGCACAACAAGAACAAATGCAACAACAACAGATGTTAGAACAAGCCCCTAATCTAGCGAAAGCGACAAAAGATATGGCGGAAGCGGCGAATACTAATCAATCAGCAGTAGGAAATTGGCTAGGCATGCCAGGATTAGGTGGTGAAGAATGATCGAGTATGGTGTAAAGAAGAAAGACGAACTCATTCGAGAGATTCGACAGATGGAAATTCAGAATCGGGATCGTAAGGGGCTAGAAGCCGTATTAAGCACCGAAGATGGGCGTTGGTTCCTCATGCGGTTACTAGATACATGTTGTATCATGCAGACCACTTTTACAGGCAACTCTCAATCATTCTTTAATGAAGGGAGACGGTCTGTAGGTATAGATGTAGTAAAGAATATTGCTACATTACTTGGTGTGAAAGGTATAGAGCAAAAGCAATTAGCAGAACTGGAATACATTCAACATCAAGAACGTATTAATGAGTTGATTACAAGAAAGGTGGGAGAGTCACATGGAAAATGAAGTAGGAAACACAGTGACACCAGAACCAAATACTGGGGTAGAAGGTACTCATGATAACACAAATAGTACAACGGATACCTCAACACAATCCACAGATACATCAAAACCTGTAGAGCCTCAAGGAGGTGTGCCAGAAACGTATGATTTCACTAGTTTATTAAGCGATGGTGAAAGTATTGATGAACAGAGTGCAGAAGCCTTTAGTGAAGTCCTGCGTAATAGTGGTGTATCCCAAGAAGGTGCAGAGCAAATTGCTAAGTTTGGCATGGGCTATCTACAAACTATGGGAGATGCCTTGCTGAATCATATTGATGGGTTGCAAGAGGCACAAGCAGAAACTTGGAAAGAAGAAACTGTAAAAGAATTAGGGTCCAACTTTGATACCACCATTGCTAAAGCAGGGGCGGGTATTGAGTATCTAGAAAAGGATATCCCTAATCTACGGGAGGTTCTTATGATGAATGGTATTGGGAATAATGTGGCACTTGTGAAAGCATTTGCTACGATTGGTGATCTAGTAGCAGAAGATACAGGTCGTTTAAGTGGAGAAGGAAGCGGCTCTGGAGTTAATTTTTATGATAATACAAACTTTGATGTATATCGAATGAAGTAAAGGAGTGATGAAATATGCCAACATTTGGTACAGAAGCATTAACGTTAATGGATTTACATAAACGGTATAAAGGTTCTAAAGATGGAATTGATAGTATTATTGAGGTGTTGAACCAAGCTAACCCTATCATGCAAGATTTACGATTCAAAGAGGGGAATTTGCCTACAGGTAACTTGACAACGCAACGCACGGCATTGCCAAATCCTCATGTACGTGCGATTAACCGTGGTGTACCGAATACCAAGTCTAGCACTAGACAAGTAACGGATACGGCTGCAATGCTTGAAGACCGTTCTAGTGTAGATGTGAAGTTGCTTATGTTATCTAATGACCCAATGCGTTTTCGACAAACAGAAGATGCAGCACATATTGAAGGCTTTGGTCAAACCGTGGCAAGCATGTTGTTCTATGGTGATACAGACGTCAATGTAGGCGAGTTTAATGGCTTAGCTAAACGATATAATGTGTTATCTACAGATAAGACACACTATGGATACCAAAATGTTAATATGGGTGGTACTGTAGCTGGTAAGTGTGGCTCCGTTTGGATTGTATGTCATGGTGATGATGGTGTCATGGGGATTTATCCTAGAGGATCTAAAGCAGGATTAACTAAAAAAGACTTAGGTGAGACTGATGCGGTTGACTTTGAAGGAAATAAATTCCGAGTAGTAGAAACGTTATTTAGTTGGGATGTAGGGCTTACGGTAGCAGACCCACGCCGTGTAGCGGCTATCCGTAATATTGATGTTAGTCAATTGGCTAGTGCTACAGCATCTCAACGTCAAAAATTTATTGAATCCTTTATTTATGCGAAGGGTCGTCTTCGCAATTTAGATAGTGGACGTATTAAGCCAGTGGCATATGTACCACAGGAGATTAAAACAGCATTAGAAATAGCATTAACGGATAAAAATAATATTCATGTAACACGCCAAGAGGTTATGGGTGAAATGCCAAAACTTTATGTAGCGGGTATTGAAGTAAAAGCTTGTGATGTACTTCGTACTGATGAAGACCCAATCGCCAATGTATAGGTCAAGGAGGTATTACAATGATTACAGATTTTGAAAACACATTTTTTCCTGGTGAAGAAAACTATAACTCAACGGGAACTACCATTTATTCTGATGTAGTAGATACTGTGAAAACAGGTGATGCCTACAATCAGTTATATTTGGCAATGAATAATTTAAAAGGTACCTCTGGGCAATTGACGGTTGAATTACAAACGAGTGATTCTGCATCATCTACGTTGTTAAAGAAACGTGTGGCAGGTCAACAACCGCCGAATGTAACGATTACAAGCCCAACAGTATTAGGAACGTATAAATTAGATGCCAAAAAGGGTTCTAAGTTGACGGTCTTATTGCCATATGGCTTGAAGCGGTATGTACAATTAAAGGTAACAGCTAGTACAAGTATCAATTCCAATGTATTATTTGCTGCCTTAACACCAGATATTGATTTACGATAAAATGAACTACAGGGCTACCTTCTGGTAGTCCTTTTCATATATAGAAAGAGGTGCAATATGACGGAAACAGACCTCTGCAATATGGCTCTTTCACATATAGGAGAGGGCCTTATTACGAGTTTAGATGATGACAATGAAACAGCACGTATCTGCAATCAATACTATCATCATGCTAGAAGATTAGTGTTATCTCAATATATGTGGGGATTTGCAAGACGTGTGGAGCCATTGGCAAACATACAGGTTGAAACCTATACAGGTGGATATAGACACACATATTTATATCCAGAGCACGCTTTACGAATCTATCGAATTATACAAGATACTGAAATACGGAATGGACTGTATACGAGTTACAGTGTAAAAGATATACCTAACTACGAAGTGTTTAACCTAGACACCAGTACAAAGGCGATTGGAACTAATATACAAAGAGCCTATGTAGATTATGTATTTGATGTAAGTGATCCTGATATATTCCCACCTATTTTCGTTGAAGCGCTTACAAGATTCCTGGCAGCAAGTTTAGCACAATCTCTAGTAGGGAATATGGAAATGTATCGAGCGCAGTTCCAAATTTATCAAGGAGCCTTACTAGAAGCTAAAAATATTGTTGCCTCTGAACGCCAATTTGATTTAGAACTGCCAGTAGGATACATCGAGTCAAGGAGAGCAACATGAGTACAGGTAATATGTATGTAGTACAGCACTCTTTTACAACCGGAGAAATATCACCAGAGATAGAAAATCGAAGTGATTTAGATAAATACAGAAGTGCTGTATTGATGGCAAAAAACTGCATCATACGTCCTTATGGGAGTATTTGCAAGCGGAATGGAACAAGGTTTATTGGAGAAACAAAGTATCCGAATCGCAAAGTAAGACTCATACGGTTTGTATATCCTGAACCTATCTTTTTAGAAGTAGGACACTTATATATTCGTATATGGAAAAACGATATTTATACAGGCATAGAACTAACAACACCTTTTGAAGAATCGCTATTGAATGAGTTGGATTTTAATCAGTCAGCAGATACATTCTTTATTTGCAGTGGTTTCCATCCTATTTATGTGTTGCAAAAAATTGGTAATCAATGGGAATTTAAGCTATTTAATTTAGTAGCACCACCATTTGACGATATGAATACAGATAGAACTCATAAAATAAAATATATACCTTCTAGTAACAAAGTGATATCTACTAAGGCCATGTTTACAGAGGGCATGGTAGGACAAGTCATTAAGATTAAGCATCGAATGCCAGCTGAAATAAAAAAGATGACAGGTAGAACTGAGTATGTTAGTGAACGGCGTCTCTGGCATAGACATGAGTATGAAGTACCCGGATATGAATCTATGGATATTGGAAGTTATGCAGACGATACAGATAAAGAGTGGAAAATAGTCACTCATGGTACCTGGTACGGAACTATTACGATACAAAAGAAGGATGGTACGGAGAATACAGAGTGGGAAAGCTATCGTCAATATAGTTCTAATGGTGATTATAATGTTACTGAAACGGGTAGCTTTAATAGAGGTACACAATTACGAATACTGAGCGAAATTACTAGCGGCAATGTATCTATTGATTTTACAATAAAACCCTATGACCAAGATGGCATGGTAGTTATTAGTCGATTCATTTCACCTACAGAAGTTGAGGTGAAAGTATTAAAACCTGTAGGGAAAGAAACGGAAACATCAGAATGGCAGCTTTCATCTTGGGGAAAAGAAGTAGGCTATCCTAGAATGAGTACATTTTTCCAAGATAGACTGGTATTAGGTGGATCAAAATCAAATCCTTATAAGTTGTGGTTTAGTCGTACAGGTGATTACCCTAATTTCGAAGTAGAAAAAGCAGATGGGAATGTTACGGATGATAGTGCTATTACATTAGGACTTATAAGTCGTGCTGCGTTTAATATTGTACATATGATATCAGCACAAGATTTAATTGTACTAACTGATGGTAACGAATGGATTATCAGTGGTTCAGAAGCCATCAAACCATCCAAGGTAGTACCACGTTCACAGACTCAACATGGGGCATCAAACTGTGACCCACAATATATAGGGAATCGACTAATTTATGTGCAAAAGAGGTCTTCTTCTGTACGTGATATGGGATATACTTATGAATCAGATAACTATAACGGAATTGATTTAACATTATTGGCCAAACATTTAGTAAATCAGCATAGTTTATTAGATAGTACGTTTGCACAACAACCAGATAGTATTTTGTATTATGTACGTGACGATGGAAAGCTAATTGCTTTGACAATCATTAGAGAGCAAGATGTTACTGGCTGGGCTCACCATGAAACGAAAGGTGGATTATTTGAAACGATTTGTTCTGTAGCAAATGGTAATGAAGATAGTGTGTATGCCGTAGTGAAGCGGACCGTATTAGGACAAGAAAAACGATACATTGAACGATTAGATAGTCCAGTAGATAGTAAGGATGTATCTAGCTATACTACGTTAGATTGCGCACTTGCCATTACAAATAATACTCAAACTAGTATACATGTAGAACACCTCAAAGGAATGGATGTAGTTCTATTACTCAATTATTCTGATGTACACCAGGTGCAAGTAGGTCAAGATGGCACTGTAACACTGCCTTACGTAGCGAAAGATATTGCCATCGGTATTCCTATTGAATGTAAAATTGTATTACCACAGGTGTATATAGATATGAAAGATGGTACACTCCAATCTAGGACGGTACGAACTAATAGTATGATATTACGCCTTCGAAATAGTAGAGGAGGAAAAGTGGGTGTTACATTTAACCGAGGAATGGATCTAATCGGTGATGCCAGTCTTATACAAAATGGTAGTACTATGTATACGGGGGATGTAAACATTAATATTCCAACACAAGGAAAAGGATATGCTACAGATGCGAGCGTTTGTATATTACACGATGATCCATTTCCCTTTAACTTATTATCTGTAGTACGAGATATTTCTATCGGGGGAGGTACACTTGCAAGGTACAATAATAAAACGCAGTGGTAAGGCGAATGATAAGAGACTCTTAGGAGATTTAGTAGAGTTAGCGAAACGTCTACGAACAATTGATGTTATAGAATGCATGGCTATGGGAGCAGAAGATGCCACCCATGGCCTTTTATTATCCACAACATGCAGTGCGCAATGGTGGATAGAATACGAATGTATAGATGGAGTAGAGTCGCCTATATGGACCTATGGAATAGGAGACGAATACCACACAGGGTTAGGATACTGTATATGGTTTTTAGGAAGCCATCGATTACAGGAAAGTAACTATTGCCAACGTTATTTCCTAGAGGAAAGTAAACGAATTATTAATGAATGGCAACAGCAAGGATCCTTATGGAATTGTATATCCAAGGACAATAAAGCATCTATACGCTGGTTACGATGGTTAGGCGCTACATTTATAGAAGGAGTCAATTTACCAGAGGGATTTCTATTGTTTAGATTGCCAAAGAAAGGAAGTGAATAGTATGTGCATGCATCCTTTAGCAATGCTGGGGATACAAGCGATTAGTGGCATGATGGGGGCTAAGGCAGAAACAAAAGCACAAGTAGCTATGTATAATAACCAGGCAAATTTAGCAGATTATAATGCTAGGATGAGTGAACGAAAAGCAGAACAAATAGCAGATAATGCGGGACGTGAACAAAAGAGATTAAGCGATAAAATGCGCTTAGCATTGGGACAAAATAGAAATGAAGCGGGTGCATCTAGTCTTATGGCTACGGGATCTGTACAGGATGTGATGGATAGTAGCCATGATTCGTATGTAGCGGATAGTTTACAACTTTTACAGAACCAAAGAAATGATGTAGATTCACAAGCATTACAAACATGGAATTATAGGAATCAAGCTGCTAATGCGTATGCTGGAATACAGAGTGCTAAGCAAGCAGGAAGAATGAAAATGCTAGGAACTCTATTGAGTACTGCTGCCTCAGTACAATCGTATTTAAGCGATTATGGAAAGGTAGAGAGCCCAACAAGCACTTCCTATGTGAGTCCTACAAGAACGTTTAGCCCAGGAGCAAGTGGCAATGCAAATCCTTATGGTTTTACATCGGCTGATAGTATGTTTAGTAACTTTACTACACCAAAAGGAATTATAAGCAATATGGCGGTAGGTATGGGAGCAGTTAAGCCTAATTACTTAGAACACATCTCAAGCGTTAAAAATTGGTGGAGATAACTATGAGATTAGAATCATATAATGAGCAAGTTAAACCGAATACAGGTCCT